TAAGTTGTTTGGGTTACACTTTCTGTACCTTTTAACATAGTAAAGTCGAATTTACTATTAGGTTTCTTATATTCTTTGAGATCGTTAATACTAGCATCTATTTGATCTTCATTTACTATAATTTCAGCAATAAAGTCGGCAGTTACATAATGCCTTACAAGATATTTAGTCATTATAAATTTTCTATAAGGTCTATCTGGTATTTGTAAAGATCATTAGTTACAATAGAATATTCTTGAATATCATTAGAAAGTCTTACAGTAAAATCAACATTATCATAAACAAGAGATGTGTTATCTACTACTGCTGTTCTTAATGGTGGCTCAAATGTAAGAGTTCCCTCACCAGAACCATTTGAGTTTAAATCTTCTACTGCCATATAAACTTTTATTGCACTTGAAAATCTAAAATAATCTCCAGCTTTTAATAATCCATTTGTGCTATTTGCTAATCCATCTATTGTGCAAGTTGTTGCTCCAGCAGTAATTGCACCATCTACACTTATAGTTCCTGTTACTGAACCTTGTGCGTTTGATACAACAGGTGGAATTACAGTAAATGTATTTAATTTTGATCTTTGTTTCATAATAAATGCTTTAATAGGTGCAAAGTTTGCTCTACTCATTGGTGCATAATCTAAAGTTATAGTAAATTTTTGACCATCAATTTGTCTTGTTTGAACTCTACCAGATGTTGTAACACTTACGATAGTATTTTGTTGTGAGCCAATACTAGCATCTTGTGCAACAGGAGATGTTGGGAATTGTCCACTCATATTATATTAATGCTTCCTTACCTTTTTCATTTAAAGCTGAATTAACAGCATTGACTATTGTTGCTCTATTATCAATTAATAATTCTTTTATACCTCTAACATCTGTTGCAGAAATATTAAAGTTTATATTTGTAGTTCCATTTCCACCACTTGTGCCTCTAGCAGATTGTGTAATTTGTCCTGTTGAGTTAGGGATAAACATTTCTGGCCCTCTTTCTCCAACTACAATTGGTTGTCCTTTTGATACAGCACCACCTTTTGAAAATCCTAATAAACCACCAATGAAACCTAAACCACCTGATAAACCACCACTAAACATTGATGCTTTACTAAGTGCTACTTGTTTTTGTTTTTCTTTTGTAATTAATTTTTCCATAGCAAGTTCAACACCTTTTTTTGCTATTACTGATATTAATTGACTTAATACTTCTACTGCTAATGCTCTTGCCATATTGCTAAAAGTATCTTTTATAGATTTACCTAATAATAATGATTCAGCAAGTCCTTTTGAAAAAGATTCTATTCCATTGTTAAGAAAACCAAATATTTCATTTGATAAACTAAAAGATTCATTTTGTTCTTTGAATTTTTGTTGTATTTCTTCTAATAATGTATTTTGTCTTTTAAATTTATTTACTCCCTCTGATTCTAATTCATGAAATTTAATTCTTTTTTTATTACTTTCTTCTTGAATAAATCTTTGTATGTTTAATTGTTTTTCTTTTGCTTTTGCAATAGATTGTTCAATTTCTACAATATCAAACAATTCTTTTTTTGTTTGAACCATAACTTTAAAAGTATCCCTAGAATTAGGTAATAATTTTTTTTCACTAACTCCAGCTAATGCTTTAAATTTATTATTTATATCATCTATAATTAAACCTACCCCAGCTAGTTTACCTAAAAAGCCACCAAATGTTACTGCAAGTAATCCTATAACAGATTGAAAATCTCTAAAATTTGTAGTTAATGTTTTTATTCCATTAGATAATTTTAAAACAGCAACAGCAAGATTTTCTCCCATTTCTCTACTTAATCTTCTTATTGCTTGATCATTGGTTTCTGTAAAATCTTTTAAATCTCCTAATTGTCTTTTTAATTCATCAAAAAATCCTGATGCTACTTCTGTTTGAATTGTAAAAAAAGCATCTTTTAAATTTGATATAGTTCCTTTTAAAGTGTTTGCTAGTTTTTCTGTTAGTTCTCCAAATTTACCACCTGTTCCAAATGCTCTTGCTAATCCTTTTATAGATTCATCAACACTTGTTTTTACACCAGCTTCAAAACCAGCCATAGCTGTTACTGCTCTATCTCTAAATAAATCTGCTGAACCTATACCAGCACTAAATGATCTTTGAATTTGTTGTGAAGCTAAAGCAAAATCTCCACCTAATTGAACTGCTGTATTACCTGTTATTTTTAAAAGTTCATCAAATGTAATACCAAGTGATTCTGCTTTTTCTGATACAGTTGCTAAAGCTGTTACACCTTGTTGTATATTAGATAATTCAAAAGGAGTAGTTTTTGCAAATTTAGTAACTGCATCTAAAGCCTCTTGACCTTTTTTTGCACTTCCAAATAATGCTTCTAATTGAACACCTAATTCTTCAATTTGCATACCAGCATTAACAATACCTTTAAGAACAATACCAGCTCCTAAACCAATAAAAGCATTTTTTAGATTAAAAACAGCACTTTTTACTTTAGCAATACTTCCTTGAACTCTATTAAAAGCCTGTTTAGATTTATCTTTTGCTAGTATATCTATTTGTAACTTTTGATTTGCCATTACTTAAATTTCCTTGCTTCTGCTAGTGATTGACTTGTTTTATACTGTTCTTGTTCTTTTTTCAAGTAAGCTAACCAAAGATTATAATGGCTAACAGGCATATCAAGAACTTGTTGAATTGTAAGATGTAATCGTTCTGCAACAACTAAAAGCGACCTAACATCTGGGTCGCTATCTACTTTTTTTCTGCGTCCTCGTAGTTAGTATCTAAAAGAATTTTATTTGCAACATCAGATATAACATTTGAATCTGCTTTTTTTCTAAGAGCAAATTTATCTTCTGGGCTAAAGGCTTTTATCATATCACCTTTATCATTTTTAATTAACAACTTCATTATAAGTAAATCAACAAGAACAGTTAAGTCTTGAAAATTACTAGATTTCTTAAAGATAATATTTTTTTCTTCAAGGGTTAATGGCTCTGAATAGAATACACTAGCTTTACCATGCTCGTCTTTCCACTGCTCAACTTCAATAGTGATAGTTTTAAGAGTTTCAAAATGAGATTTAACTCTATCAATAACTGACATAAATTAGGATTATACAGTACCTATTGTTAAAGCACCTGTTCCTTGAAAAGTAACAGTTCTTGAAACGATTGCGTCCATTGAGTTATTAACTGACATTCCTGTAACAATTCCTGTTCCTGAAAAACTTCTATCTCCACTTGCATTACCCTCAGGTAATAAAATGAAAGATATTGAAGCACCAGCAACTAAACTTGTTTGTGGGCTATCTGTTTCGTCAAAGTGCATTTCTAAAGTACCAGAGAATGATGTTCTACCAGCAACAAATGATTTAGTTGCATCTGTTAAAGCTGTATCCTCTACTACATCTCCTGTTGTTTCAAGTGTGAAGCTAGTAAGTTCTCCTACTGCTGTTCCACCAGCTGTTACAACTCCTTCTTTTCCGTGATGTGTTGCCATTTCTTATCCTTTTTACTTTTAGATTGTTGTTGTTGTTCTTGCTTATAGCCTAAACTTAAAAAATGTTCAAGATTAGATTCATTAATAGTTATCTCTGAATTACCTTTATATAATTTAATATCCTTAGCCATAAGTCCTTTTACAGTTTATCATCTTCCTCGTCAATATCTTCTTCATCTTCTTCAAAATCATCTTCAAAATCTTCTTCCCAATCTTGACTATTATCTTCTTGGTTTTCTTTTAATTCTGCTAATAAGTCTTTTACTTCTTCACAAAGCATAGACTCTTTATCGTGTAATTTTTCTATTTGATCTATTTTCTTTTCTATTCTGTTTATAATTTTTGTTGTCATATTATCTCCTATGGTGTTCCAGCTTGATACTCATACATACATCTAATGGTCATTCTTATTCCACCAACAGGAAACAAAGAACCCTCATCAGTTTCTACTTGTATGACTTCTGTATCAAGTGCATTACTATTTCTTGTAATATCAGTTTCTAATGCAGTTTCAATAGCTGTTATCAATTCATTTCTTTTAGTATCTATATTGGCCTCTGCACCTTTAACAAAACCAAGTACAACAAAATCAATAGTACCATGTCTTGTTTTAGCACCACTTCCTAATTCAGAATCATCTCTATTTTCTTCTGATGTTTGAACTATTACTGCTGGATATTGTTTATCTGATAATTCATCTAAAAGAAAAGGTTGTCTAGTTGCTTTTATAATATCTGGGCTAGATATAGCAGATATAACTGACAATAAATTAGATGCTATGTTTTCTCTTACACTCATATTCTAAACTTTCTTAATTCTTTTTCTACAAATCGGTTGAATTGTTTACTTATAATCTTTTCTGTTCTATTGTTAAAGCCAAAAAATTCTCTTTTTGTTTTTCCTAATACTTGATTAAATACTGCTCTTTGACGCATTTGTGAGTTTGTAAAATTTACTGAAACTTTATGCTTTCCTGTTTTTTTAACTGAACCAGATGGAGTTAATGCACCTAACATTCTACCTGTATAAAATAAATCTACATTAGTTGATTTACCCTCTCTATTTAATTTTTTTAAATAACCTTGTGAGTATGGTGCAAATGGTCTATCTCTAAAATCTATACCTTTTTGTGTTTTAGTTCTAATTATATCTACTAATTGAAATCCAGCTTGTTTAACACCTTTATCAATAACTCTTGATAATACTGATTGAAACTTTTTAAATTTTTGAGATACTTGTTTTTGATTAGATGTAATCTTTAATGTTACAGCCATTATCTATTTAATCTTCTAAATCCGTGTAAAGGCTCTCTTTCTCCAACTGAAATACTTGAGTTATCATCTGA